CCGGCTTGCGGGCCGACTGCACCGACTTGTGGGGCGACTGCTCCGGCCTGCGGGGCGACTGCACCGGCCTGCGGGGCGACTGCACCGGCCTGTGGGGCAACTGCACCGGCCTGCGAGGCTACTGCACCGACTTGTGGGGCGACTGCTCCGGCCTGCGGGGCAACCTCGACGACTGCGGCCTGGCCGCTGCCGATCGCGAACGCGGTGTAAACATCCGTGATCTCGCCGCCCAGCGGCGGGAGGGGGAATAACGATGAACGAGCTAACCAACGAGGCCGAGCTAGAGCGGCAACTGTCGGCGGCGCACGTGGCCCTGCGATTGGCTATGCACAAGATAACAGAGCTTGAGAAGGACATGGCGGAGCGTGACAGTAAGATCGAGACGTTGCTTATGGGCTGCCGATCTCGGCGCAAGTGTGAAGATAGCTTGGCCGAAATGGGTGAAAGATAGCGCCGCCCAGCGGCGGGAAAGGTGCGGACAAGATGTTTAAGCACAAGATGGGCGTCGTGATGATCTCCAAGACAACAGGACTCAAGGGGATTGTTAACGCCAGAAGCGAGAACCTATACGGCTGCAACAGATATTACCTACAGCCGCGCGTGGATTCGAACAACAAGATCCCGGACGGATGTTGGTTCGACGAGGAAGACCTGTTGCTGGACAAGAAAGCGGAGCCTCTCGCTGGTCACCTGTCTAATTTTGGTGGTCCTATTTCAAGGATAAAGTGAGCCGCCCAGCGGCGGGAAGGGGAAGGGGTGTAGCCAGTGTCCACGTGCGCCGGGGCCGTTCTCCCCCTGCGGTCGGCAGTACTCCCCCTGCCGGGCAGTCCTCCCGCTGCCTCCCGGCGCACTAAGCACTAAACAATGAAAGGAAACGACGTAGATCAGGACGATTACAGAGAGACAAGACAGCCGTTCGATGGAGTGTCGACAGATCCGGAAGTGGAATTGTTGCTCGACAAATACGGCGATCTTAAACCCGGAGATCTAGCCAAGTACGAGGATGTCGAAAACTTGATAGGGTCAAAAAAGGAGAGTGTAAGATTCTGGACTGTTACCGGCCGCTGGCGGCGGCTGTATGAGCAGGCGACAGGGATAATCATCGGGTGTTCGAGTAACGATCTGGCGTTCGCGGCTTTGACTGCTCCACAGCGGGTGCAATATGTAATATTGCAGTCGAAGAAGAGTCGGCGGCGGAACAAGAGAGCGCATGAGGTTGCTGTGCGCACCAACATTAACGACCTATCAATCAAGGAGCGTGAAATCAACTCAAAAATCGCCTACCTATCTGGAGCAATGAAACAGGCTTACAACCGCGAGATCCGCAGGCTTGCAACTGCGGCTCCGATGTTGACGCCAAACGAAAGGGGAAAGTCCGATGAAAACGTACAACGTAAAACTAACAGGGGTGACGCCGCTGCTAATGCACCGAGACAATCACAGCTTCGGCGCCAGCTTGAAGTCCTGGCAAACCAATCCAGAGAACAAAGCCCGAAGCATCCCGGGTGATGATCGCACCCCCGGCTGGTCGTGGATCGGTAGTGTATACCACGACGACAAGGTGCTCGGTGTGCCGTCCGACAATCTCATGACGATGCTTCGCGAGGGTGGTGCAAAGGTGCCAACCGGCAAGGGGCAAGGAACATATAAACGTCAAACGCAGTCTGGCCTGATCGTGATGGAGACGATCTGGCCGCTGAAAAATGCCGCGGGCGATACGATCCCTTGGACGCCGATCAAGGAGATCTCCACCGAGGAGAATTTCGACGCCCACGTCGAGGCTGTGCAAAAGCTAGGTTTCGATCTGATGGTGAAGCGGGCTAAGATTGGGCAGTCGAAGCACGTCCGCGTCCGTCCGATCTTCGCGGCCGGCTGGACCGTAGAGGGCACGCTGACGGTGGTCGACACTACGATCACCGAAAAGGTGCTGAGTATGATTCTGACGTGTGCCGGGCTGTACTGTGGGCTTGGCGACTGGCGTCCGAGCGCTCCGAAGTCTCCTGGGCCGTTTGGGCGGTTCGAGGCTGAAATCGACTAGGCGCGGCAAGCCGGGGCTAGGCGTGGCTTGACAAGGCTAGGCCGGGCTTGAGCAGGGCGAGGAACGCGGCCGGGCAAGGCATGGCGCGGCTCGGCATGGCAGGGCGAGGGACGTGGCAAGGCGCGGCAAGGCCGGGCCAGGCGCGGCTTGAGCAGGGCGAGGAACGAGGCGCGGCGAGGCGTGGCCGGGCAAGGCATGGCGCGGCCGGGCGCGGCAGGGCGAGGAACGCGGCCGGGCAAGGCCGGGCCGGGCGCGGCGGGGCCGACTTGCGCGGGGCCGAATTGCGCAAGCCGACTTGCGAGGCGCCGACTTGCGCGAAGCCGTACTGGTCAACGCCGTATTGCGAGGCGCCGTATTGCTAGGCGCCGACTTGCGCGGCGCCGTATTGGTCAGCGCCTACATGCGAGGAGCCGACTTGAGCCACGCCGATTTGCGCGGAGCCAACATCGATTCCTCAGCTTGGCCGCTGTGGCGCGGCAGCAGTGGCGTCATCGTTTGCGACCGTATCGCACGGCAGCTTGCCGCCCACTTCTGCGCCATCATCTGCGATAGCCCAGAATACGCTGACGCCCGCGCAGCTATCCTCGGATATGCTCAAGGGAGCCATCGTGCCGGCTATCTAGGGCTGCTTGGCGGAACAGGCGGTAAGTGATGTCGCGAGGTAGGCCATACGCAAGCCTGGCTACCCCACTATCGGCGGCTGAGGCACGCGCCCTGTCCTCATGGGCACCGCAGGCCATATACCAGAGAGTCCGCCAAATGTCAGGCTCCGAGGTCGACCGCTTGGCCTATCTGACCGGCACGCACCGAGCCACGATCTATCGGGCTATCGCCGGGCTGCCGTCAACACGCATAGCTCTGCTTGTCGCAGCGGCCATCAAGCCTCAGCACACCTGGCCGGCGGAGCTAACGGACAAGCTGGCGGCGCTCAGAAACGAAATGAACGAATTCGGGCTCGAAGAGCAAGTCTTTCGCAGACAACGGTTTGACCATATCAGGCCAAAGCCCGGCGAAGAAATTTCAGAAATATCGCATTTTTCTCTTGACGGCATGGACGATTTAGCCGAAGATCTTGCCGACGAAAGGGACGAGTGATGCTAGTTTACCACTTCCACAACGGGGAACTCAGGGACGGGCGGCCGCTCCCGGACATCGGCGAATGGCTGGAACACTACGGCCCGACAATCCCGTGCAAGTATGGTCTACACGGCAGCGAACACCCGTTCGATGCGTTGAAGTACGCTCCTGGGCCCTACCTCGACCGAGACGATCTAGACGGCAACCTAGTGCCGCACGGAGACCCTATCGACACTATCGACAAGTGGTGTGGCCAGCGGCGCATGCGCCTGGCTACTATCGACGCTACAGACCTGCTGCGCGAGTTCGCCCGCTGGTGCGCCCTACAGGTGATCCACCTGTGGGATGCGCCTGGAGTGATGCGGCGATTCCTGGAGACCGGCGACGAAACACTGCGAGAAGCAGCCTATGCCGCAGCCGAGGACGGATCAAAGGAAGCAGCCTGTGATTCGCACTGGTACGCAGCCAAGTCGGCATTATGGGCAGTTTCAGGTGGTGCTGCCCAAGAAGTGGCACTGGGCGTATCCAGCGCCTCATTAGCGGCCGTATCATGTCACGCAGCCAAGAGCTTATACGTTTGCGAAGCCTTGGACGCAGCCAGAGCCGCCCAACGCGACAAGTTCAAGCAGATGGTCGGAGAAGCGTTTGAAAAGGCAGGATGCAATGTTGACTGAGACTGGTAGACTGCTAGCGGAAAACGCCGAGCTAAGGCTACGGGTGGCCGAGCTGGAGAATAGGCTGCGGCTGGTCCTCGACGCCCAGGCCAAGCTAGAAAAAGCCTATACGTCGATCAGGAGCGCATTGGCCAGCCTGCGGGAGCGGACGTCTGGCCTAGGCCTTGAGATCCTGACCAGACCAGGGCCACCTGAGACATGGAAAAAACGAGGGCGTGAAAAACTGGAGGCGCGTAATGATGAGTCTTAGAGATCAGCTTTCGGCCAGGTTCCCGGCTGAATCACTGAAATGGCGGATAGCCAGAGCAGACAAGGACGGGAAGTAGGCGCAGATATTGTGCTATATCGACGCCCGCGACGTGATGGACCGCCTAGATGATGTCCTAGGTATCGAGAACTGGACTGACGACTACGAGGCGGGAGCGGCCGGCGGCGTTCTGTGCCGCCTCACGCTGACTATCGACGGCAGGCAGGTCACCAAGACTGACGCGGCCGAGAATACCGATATCGAAGAAGTGAAGGGCGGTATCAGTGACGCCTTCAAGCGAGCGGCCGTGAAGTTCGGGATCGGGCGCTATCTCTACAGCGCCGGCACGACCTGGGCAGAGATCGGCGAGAGATCGGCGTCGTCGCCCAACAGGCACTCAGGCAAGGACGGCAAGGTATTCTATTGGGGGCCGCCGGCTGCCGCATACTACGCCCTGGGATACACCAAGAGCGAGGTAGACGCCCTGCCGTACTATACGCCCGGCACCAAGCAGGCGCCGCGCAGGAAAGCGGCACGGCCCGCGTCCGATGTCATAGGGAGCATAGTTGGCATGGTAGACCCGGCCGCTGTCGGTGCTGTGGTAGGCGAGATGCGCGACCCGCCAGAGCTTGTCAAGCGATTCGCTGACGCTAAGATCGGGCTGCTGAAGGCCAAGAGCCGCGATGAAGTTGCCACCATCTATAGGGCTTTCAAGACTGAATACCTTGACAGCCTTGACGACGACGGGGACCACGAGGCCGCACGTCTAATGTGGGATCAGGCGGCACGTCTGGCCGCCGAGAAACTTGGAGGCGAGAAATGAGCGACTACAAACCCGAAGTAAGCGATAGGGTGGAGTACGCCATAGCAAGCGGCAGGCTGCCCAAAGAGGGCGACTGGTCTGGTTCTGAGAACGAGGTCTTGGCCGTGGCGCGCAACTACCGGCAGCACCAAGCCCTAGCGTGGCTCAAGTACATGGACCTGCTTTTCATGGACAGAGGCCATCTGGTACCTAGCGATCTGGCGACATGGACGCGCTGGATTGACCAGGGAGGGGCGCATAGCTGGGACGCGGAAGATGAGGCCAAGATAGCCCAGGCCAGGAAAGCTGAGGAGGGCATAGAACGCGCCATCGCGAGCGCTATTCTCGCCTACGTCGGAGAAGGCAACCCTCGCGATCTAGACATCGCCAAGGCCCTGGCGATCCTGTACGGCCTCGACGACGAGAAGGCGCCGATCATGGACTTGTCCGTGCCCACCAGCAAGCGCGTTGTCGTGAAGGTAGACCCGGTCATAGGGATGTAACGGAGAGAGAGGTGTGAAATGGCTTTGGCAGATAACAGGTGGTCTCTTGAGGATGCAGGAATGTGCCACCCAGTATTGCATGCGTTCCTCGCAGAACCGAAAAAGTTCATCAACTCCTTCTTCCATGCTGCCCATGAGTCTATGGTAAAAGCGTTCTGGGCCAGCTTGTGCGAAAACTACTCGGACTTCGACACAGACGACGACATGATGTGCGGCGAGCAGCTACGCGTGGCCGCCCGCGTCCTGTTCTGGGCCAGGGCTGATATTGAGACGCTGCTGTACGGTTCATTGGACGATGGGTATACAGGCGGTAAATACTTTTTCAAAGAACTGGCCGAGGCAAACGGCTTTGCTATCGAGGACATGGACTTCCTGGTCTAGCGGCGTTGTTCGGTCACCCTGGTCCGCTAGACCACACTCCTCCCGCCAGGGTGGCCACAAAACAGAAGAGGTAGGACTTGGATACCAAATTCCCTGTACCTGGCGGAGGCCAGTACATAGCAGACAGATCCATAGTGTCCAGGCTGGAGTCTATGTACCCGACTAAAAACGTCCGTAAGGTGATCAGGCAAACAAGGGCATGGGTCATGGCCAACGCCCGCCGGCAGCGGTCCAATTACGTGCTGCTGCTTGAGCGCCGAGTGGCCGAGTCTCCAGACAGGAAGGTGAAGAAATGAAGAACATCAACAGGGTAACGCTCATTGGCTACGCCGGGGCCGACGCTGAACTGTCTTATACCCAGAAAGACGTTGCGATGGCCAGGGTACGGCTGGCCACAAAGAGATCGTTCAAGTCTGGCGATGAATGGAAAGACGAGACTCAGTGGCACAACATCGTTTGCTGGCGCAACCTGGCCGAAAGCGCCGCGATGATCCGCAAGGGTGACGCCGTGTACGTCGAGGGTAGCTTGACGTACAGGAAGTACACTGGCAAGGACAACGTAGAGCGTATCGCAGCCAGCATCGAGGTCTCCAGGGCCGGCGACATGATCGTGACGGTGAACGAGTTGAAGGCTCCCGAGGTAAAAGGCAAGGCTTTCGAGCCGCCGCCGCCTCCAGGTGTAGGCCCCGAGGACGATCTACCGTTCTAACTAGGAGGCGAAGTGATGGGTGGGACTAGGTGGGCGCAGGACAAAGAGGCAATGGACATGATAGCCAGCAGGAACGCCCGCAGGTGCAGGCACTTCAACGGCCTGGCCAACAAGCGGTGCCGGGCAGGAGTCAAGTACAAGGATCTGATCGGCACGGTAGACCCGAGATTGGTAGACGGAATGATCATCCCGTGTATCGGGCAGTTCTCCTCCAGAAGCGTGTACCATTGTAGGTACAGGTTGACGATAGACCGGGAGGAAACTAGGCGGTCCCTGATGGCCGCTGAGCGCGAGTACACAGAGGACAGGTTGAATAATGTAAACGACGAGGGGGCTAGTGATGATTGACATGGTGCGCAAGGCCGAATGGAATACGTGGCGGCCGGCCGTTGGGCGGTACAGGCTGCGAGAGGATCTTTTCGTAGACGTCATTGAGATCGACGACAAAAACCGCACGGTGAGACTGCAAAACGTCAGGACAGGTCACCAGTTCCGCATTTCAATGGCGCTGGCCCGTGACCTGTTGAAGCACCGAGTAGGTCTCAGGTCCAATCCTGAGCTGCGGGAAATCGCCAGGCGGCGGCGGCAGGACGAAGAGGACGGCACGCGGTTTGTGGGCGCTCTGGTGATCGGCGGCGCCGGCATCCTGATCGGCTTCCTGGCCGGCTTCCTGTTGTTCGTTGTCGCGGGGGTGGGGCGATGAAAGAGTGCACAACACACCACCATGCTTGTGCTTGCCGAGAAGCATACTTCGCTGAGATCGAGCGGGAGAACGAGGCCATGCTCGATGGTATCGACAACGCTGACGCCAAGCTGGCCGACCGGGACGCCGAGATCGCCGCGCTCAAGGCCCGCGTCGCAGAACTCGAAGCCCAGGCGGGCGGGGAGGGGGAGTGATGTTCCACGAGCCTATCACGCCGCCGAAAGACTGCTGGCCGATGTACCGGCTGATCGCCAGCGACAAAAACGACTGGTGGACGGTGCACGACATGCAGCGATGCCTGCTGGACCACACCGGCGAGACTATCGCCAGTAAGTGCCGCAAGCTGTGCAAGCTCGGCCTGCTCGACTGGAGGACTGTTCTTGCTCGCAGATCATTCAAGCACCTTTCAATCGACTACCGCCTTGCCGCCGCCGGCCCCGGCCGTGGCTGCGAGTACGACTACGAGACTGGCCAGCCGATTCTGAGCGTACCGTTGACGAATCAAACGGACGCACCGGTTGAGGCTGGCCGGCTATTCGATGTCGAGCCAGACCGCGAAAGAATCAGCAGGCCGAAGGGAAGGGCGAGGCGATGAGACAGCGCGGGCGGGTTGACTACAACCAGCATGAGATCGTGGCGGCACTGAGACTGGTCGGGTGTTCAGTCGAATCTCTCGCGCCCGTCGGGAACGGAGTCCCTGACCTGCTTGTCGGCAGGGGCGGGCGTAATTTCTTGCTTGAAGTGAAGGACGGCGGCAAGTCTCCTAGCAGGATCAGGTTGACGCGTGATCAAGTCGCGTGGCACCGGGAATGGCGAGGCAAGGTGTACGTGGTGTCCAGCGTAGACGAGGCGCTGGCCGCTGTAGGTGTCACCGCCGGGGCGGTAGGCGTGCCGAGCAATCCTGCCGGCAGCCAGGCAACGCGCGATTCGGCCGCCCCGGCGGCTGAGAAGGAGGGGTGAGTCATGGAAGTAATGAAGGCGCGTGCGCTAAATACAAGCAGGCCGTTGGTGCATGTATATCTGTACGAAAACAGGCTGGCGTGCGGCAAGATAATGCGTGGTGACCAGTGGGAGATAATTGTCAAGTCTGAGCTAGTCGATGTTACGTGCAAGAAGTGTCTTCGTGCATGTAACATGTCCGCCCAGGCGGCTGGGCAAGCCAACCGCGGCGGGGAGGGGTAGTGATGGACCTACAACCACAAACCAAAGGAGCAGTCATGAAACAGTTCATTCGACGAAACTACGGGCTGAGCTTCTGGCTCGCCACTAGCGTCTTGGTACTTCTCATGGTTCTGTTCGTCTTGCCGGCCAAGACGGCGCCGGAGATGTGCCCCGTCTGCTACACCATGCCGTGCCAGTGCATCCTGCCGTGCGCAGGCCAGGACTGCCTAACCCCGCTGCGTGCCGTGCTGGTAGGCGCGACCTGGTGGCTGGCGCGGCGGTAGAGCTGCGGCCGGAAACTGCTTGACGCCGGCGGCCGGCTGGTGTATGTTCAATGTGCCGGCAGAAATGAATTTTGCGATGAAAAATGCGACACGCCGCCTTGATGGAAAGCAGGATTCCAATTCTGCCGGCAACCATCCTGGCGGCTGTCGCTTTTTTTGTGGGGTCAATCCATGAAGCGGAGCAACAAGGCAGACGGGCGTCCATCATTCCAGTTTTACCCAGCAGATTGGTTGGGTGATTCAGCCCTTCGACTATGTTCTATGGAGTCGCGCGGTTTGTGGATTGATATGCTGTGTTTGATGTTTTATAGCCCCGAACGTGGCATGCTTTTGCAAGCAAACGGAAGCAAACTCGAAGCAAAAGACCTAGCAAAATTAGTTTCAGAGTCGGAAGCAATCGTGAAGCAGAAGCTAAGCGAACTCGAAGCACGGTGCGTGTTCTCAATTGATGAAAATGGAATAATTTACAACCGTCGCATGGTTAGAGACGAGAAGCAAAGGCTAAGCAAAGTCGAAGCAGGCAGGAGGGGGGGGTTGGTAAGCAAACCTCAAGCGAAACAGCAAGCAGAACAGAAGCAAGATGGGGGGTCTTCTTCTTCTGCTTCTTCTTCTGCTTCTTCTTCTTCTTCTACTCCTATTGAGATCCCCCCCAATAGGCCCCCCCAGGGGGGCGCACCTGAACCGCCTGAATTCCTACAAGCATGGTCAGAGTACCCACGGCGGTCTGGTGGCAACCCGCGCAAGCCGGGGCTCTCGGCGTGGAAGGCACGTGTCCGCGAGGGGCGCACGACGCCGGCGGATGCTCTAGAGGCCGTCAAGCAATACCGGGCCTGGTGCGAGGCCACCGGCAAGATCGGCACCGAGACGGTTATGCAGTTCGCCAGCTTCTTCGGGCCGCAAAAGGAGGGATACCTGCAGGACTGGACGCAGCCGGCGGTAGAATCAGGCGCAGTCAACAGCGAAGATGCCGAGGTCGACCGCCGGCACTTGGCGGACAAGAAACGGTCGATCAGGATGATGGTGCTCGACGGAGACGTGGCCGCAGCGATGGCGGAAATTGAACACGCCAAGACCGCGTGGCGCCAAGGTCTCAAGAAATACCTTGCAGAATTACAGGCGATCCCTAGCTTAGAATTAGCACGCGCTTCGTTGGGTGATGGCGGGGGTTTCCCGGCTGTCTAGCTAAAACCTAACGGGGCGCGTGCTTTAGGAAATGTGGTGTAAAATCATGCCATTGCAGACACTTAGGCAGAAGATAACCAGCGCCTACAGCTACAGGTTTGGCAATACCTGCCAACTATGCGGGTCTCCCATGAGATCCAAGGCGCAGGATGGCGTTACGGCGATATGCGCCGACTGCATGCAGCTTTCGAGAGAGCCGATTGTAAGGAAAAGCAGGATGTGGTCTGTCTGCGTTCGGGAGTTCGGTGTAGGCGGCTGGACTGCCGTGTTCGCCTCTCAGATGGAGAAGGCCCGCCGCGAGGGCCGGCTTCACCCTGACCTGGCTACTGCGGCCGGGTACGAGCCTAGCCTGTATACCTGCCCTATCTGTGGGATGTGGCACCGGGCTAAAAGAAGTTCCTTGAAGTGCTGCTCAAGCCTGGTGCCGGCCACCGACGAGCAGCGCAAGATGTCTAACTACTGGTGACGAACAAAGGCCTGCTGGCGAGCGCCAGAGTGATGCCCCTACGTCGCCGCGTGGCTGACGTTCTCTGGCTGCGAGTACCTTGGTGGCCCCTTGGCTTAGCGTTCGTCCTGGGCGATTCTAGGGCCATTAAACGCAACTGTCCTAAAAAGTGGACACTACCTAGGCCGCTCAGGTCTCTTCGGGCGCTCTGGACGCTTAGGCCGCTCTGGGCGCCCGGCCTCGTCTCCAGAACCTAATTTGTCCAGGATAGACTTGAACAGCTTCCATAGTTCAGGGGCGAACGGGTCTCCGCGCCCCTTGCCCTCTCTCGTGGCATACGGCCCGAACACCATAGACTGAACCCGCTCGTCGTCATCTACGTGGAACAGCCGCTTGCCGTTCGAGTCTAACACGTAGCCATCATTGCCGATAGCGTCAGCGCCGCCCCACACGCGGTTTATCTGCGATCCACCCACAACAAGATACCTCGTTGACCACTTGCGCAGCGGAACAAGACTGCCCTTTTCGACAACCCTCCGAACCGCCTTGCCCAGATCGTCGTAGAACGCCAGGCCAGGCAACGCACCCGGCGTCTTGCCAAACAGCCCGTCACGCAATAGGTTGCGCCCGCCGAGCGGATAAGACCAGAACTCGGTGAACAGCCACATCCATATCAGATAGCGCATCGCCCCGCGCAGGCGCAGCCAGTACGTCCTGGACCTCGCTGACCTCAAAGGAGGACCACCGCCGGCAGTACCGCCGCCCTCTCCGCTGGCCCCGCCACCGCCTCCGCCTCGGCGCCACACAGGGCCGCCGGCGTCTTCCTTGTCGGTCCAGTCTGGAGATCTGTACTGCCCGGTTTGGAACTTGCCGGCCAGCAAGCCGGCCTCGCGCAGCGTGTTAAGCAGGTCTGTAGACCATGACATGAACGGGAACATCGATGTCCATAGCTTGCTCTGAAGCCACCCGGCCTGCTGGTCCCTGTTGTAATCGCTATGCACCTTGCCGATAGCATCGTCAACGTACCTCTGTAGCGCCGCGCCATCAAGACCTAGCCTCTTGCCGTGGAAGTACCCGGCGGCAGCGGCGTGCAAAGACAGCTCCCGCTCTACCTTCTGGCCGAACCACGATAGAAGCTCCCGCAGATCGGCAGCCTCGCTACGGTTAACTCCCGTATCTCCGATATGCTGAGCTGCGGCGCCAAGTCTCTGCCCGCCCTTCTCGTATCCAGACCTTGTCATGCTCAGGGCGTATTGCCTGAACTTGGGGTTGAATAATGCCAGGGCCGCCTTGGCGCAATCGGTGGCTCCGTATCTCATATACGCTATCGCCGTGGACGCTGGCTGTACCGTGATAGACCATGCGATGTTACCTACAAGAGCCGCCTCGGTCAGCCGGCGTCGCTGCCAGGTGGCGTACTTCAAGATAGGCTTGAATATAGGGGACCGTACCATGTACCGGTCTACCGGGTGAGGCTTACCCTGCCAGACACGCTTGTTGTACTCGGTCAATGAATCGGCAGCACCGATCATCCCGGTCTCTTCCAGGATGTCAGAGACAATGTTCAGGTGCTCGATCACTGGCGGGTGGAAGATGTCCTTGGCCGAAATGTCGATATACCGTTCAAGCAAGATCGCCATGTTCTCTTCGTACTTGGCAGTCTTACCGGTACGGTGCATCGCGAACGGGTTGAAAGGATCTCCGGCGTGTCTCTTCTCCGTGATCCCGACAGCCTTGTAGTCTCCAACCTCCAGGTTCTTTTGAATCCAGTCCAATTGCTGCATGTGCGGCACGTAGTTTGGCAGCCACTTGATCGGCTCGTCGCCCCTGGCCACTCGTGCGTCGTTGACATCACGGCGCAGGTCGTCAAGGATACTGCGCACAGCCTTAACGTCATCGTCATCCCGGTGGCTTTCGTCCTCCATGCGCCTTGTCAAGTCTCTCAACTTGCTGCCGCGCTTCATGTCACCAATACGTCTGAACTCTGTAAGAGCCTTCATGGCTCGCTGGATGTACTTGTGCTTGTATTCCTCGCGGGCTATCTGCACAGACTGGATCGAGGTCAATACTCGCTGCATCGGGCCGTCAATGAACCCCTGGTCCATCGCGGCGAACATGAACTTCGGGCCGCCTATTTCATACTCGCCTGCCGCCAGGTCTCCCTGGTACTTGTCGTATAAGGCCGTGACCTCGTTCACGAACTCGATTGGCGGGCGGACCCACGAATCCCAACGCTGATCGCTGCGGCCTGGCGTTACTGCCGGCTTCCGTATCCTGCCTACCGAGTTGTACCACTTGGCAAGATCGAAGTCCTGTAGGTACTCGGTGGCGCCACGGTAGAGCACGTCGCGTTTCTGCTGCTTGTCGCTAGGAGGCTCGAACTCGATGCTCTTGGCGATTTGCTCCAGGCTCTCCTGTGCACCGCCAAGCCCGGTGCCTAGTGTAACGTCCTTGCCGCGCTTCTTGGGTGGTTTCTCCTGCTCGCCGGCTATCTCTGGCAGTGGTTTATTAAGCTTGTGTGCCAGCAACACATCCCTGCCCTGATCCTTGAACTTCTTCGGCGGCTTGCCCTTGCCGTCCCATTTGCTCATCGTACGGTCTGCCCGATACGCCAGTCGCCTCGCGGCCTGCACGTCGTCCTCGGTGCGAATGCGCAAACCTGATGGAACATGGGTGATGGTATAGCCGGATTTCGCGTCACCGTGATAGGCCCAATCGCCATGGACAAATGCGTCCAACTCTAACAATTCGTCACCGGACTTCACGGCGAGCCTGATCTTCTTGCGCGAGAACTTGGGCTTGTGGCCGGCGATCTGCCTCAGCACACCTTCTTTCGCCTCTTGTTCATCGAGCCGCCTCTTGTCTTCAGCTAGGCGCTGCTCTTCTTTAGCAGCCTTCTCGGCTGCGCGAGACGCCGCGATGCCATCAAAAGCCCTGCTTACTCCACTGTCCAGGATATCCGCATCGGGATGATTGTAGGCGAGTTCATGGGCTATGCTGTCTCGCACGCTATCGGGGCTTGCTCTGTTGCCGAGCAGCGCGGATTCCCACTCTCCGGCACCGGCACGTCTTATCTGCGCCGAGTATTGCAACTGTGGCGCCCCCGGCATCCCCTCTGGGTTGTGCGCTATGCGGTATTCCCATTGGCCGCTGGCAGTGCTTACCCTAGCCACAATGCCGCCGTCTATTTGTTTCCCGGCGCCCTTCTTGGCGGTCCGCCGCGCTCCCTTGAGCGCCTTGACCTGCTTCTTCGCCGGGGGTGGAGCGGACTTCTCGGCGGTACGCCTGATCGGCTTCTTGGGCTCTGGCTTCACCTCTGCGGACTCGGTTTGCGCCTCTTGCTCCGGAGGCTGGCTGGGCAGCGGCGCTGGCTTAACCTTCTTAGCGATCTTGCGCAACGGAGCCTTCTCGGCATGCTGGATAGGCTCTGCTTGCTCGACAGGAGCTGCCTCCTGTACCTCAGGTTCAGTCTGTGGCAATGGTTGCGCCGGCTCGGCCTGCGGCCGTTCCACAGTCTCGGCTTCTTGAACTGGAGGCTTGGCCATCGCTCTAATAGGAGGCTTGGGCGCCGCCTTGCCAGGTACGCCAGGAACCTTGCCAGACGGGGACTTGAGAGGCTTCGGGGTCTGTTCTACCACCGGCGGAGTAGCTGCGGTACGCTTGCTCATCCCGGCGTCGATAAGTTCATCCAACAACTTGCTGCCAGTAGTGGACGACTGCGATCCTAGTTCACGCGCCTTTGTCTGCGCTTCAATGATGTCATCAAGAATGCTGCCAGGAGGAGCCTCTTGTACTGCTCTGATCGGCTCGGTTTTCGCAGCAGGATCTCGGCCGGCTCTCCCCATTCGCTCGACAACTACCTCAGGCTTTACTTCCGGCTCAATGGGACGCGTCTTTGCTGTAGCAGCCGTAGGCTTGGCCTGGGTAAGTGGAGGCTTGATAGGCGGCTCAGGTGGCGGGGCGGCAGGAGCCGGCGGTTCTGGCGCGGCCGCCTGGCCGCGACCACGTGCGACGCCGGCCAGGCCGCGAGCGCCAGCAAAAAGCCACGGGAACATGGAGGCTAAAGCGCCTGTGACTAGACCTGACTCCAGCGCCTCCCCGTGCGTGGCTCCCTGCTGTCTTGACACGCCGTACCCGGCTGTACCGTACCCTGCACCACCGGCCAGAGACTCGCCGGCTATGGGCGCGAGGCGGCCCAATCCGATCCTCGCAGCCAGCCCGGTCGCAGGCCCTGACAAGGCTCCTGCCCCGGCACCGCCGGCAAGCAGGAACTCAAGAGGATATTCCGGCGCAGCCGCCCCGCTACTGTATTGCTCCCATGACATGCCACCGCCACCGAGCGGAGGGATGTCTACTTCCAGAACATCAGTAGTGGCTCCTGACGCGAACGCTTGATTGTACTTGTCTACGAGGCCGCGGACCGAGTCGTCATCGACAGGCAGGCCGCGTCGCTGCCTGGCCGCTAGAATGTCTGACAGCCGGTAAGACTGCATCATGCCACCTATCTAGTATCGAGCCCACTCCGGTAATTCTGGCATCGACTCGGCAGCCCTGGATTGAGACTGGAACCACGAAAACAGAGCTTCGATGTCAGCTCTGGATAGCAACTTCTTGCCGGCGTAGAGATCGACGTTGCGCCCCTTCGACTTCTCTTGGATCGTAGAAGGATCGACCCTACCGGCGTCTGGCAACTCGATGGGCATACCCTTGCTCGCACGCAGCATCTCGAACAGCCCCGTCTTAGGAGCCATCGCGGCGGCATACTCGTTGCCGGCCACGCCAGGGCTGCCGCTCATGAGCGAGTCCATAGCTGCGCCCGCCATCTGCGGCTCGATAGAAAATCCCTGCCACGGGTAAGGCATCATGTTCTTTACGACTCTACCAAGAGCATCTTTTGACCTTCGATCAGAGGCCGCCTTACTCATTGTCTCCCTGGATATACGGCTCATCTCATCGCGCAAAAGGCGCTGGCCAGATAGATCTACGTCCTGCACCCGCTTCCACTCGGCAGTCCCCGGAGCCAGATTCGGCTCCTGGGTACGCTTCCACAATTCCCTATTAGCTATGTCAGCGCCGGCCGCCGTGTATTGCGGGATGCCGGCAACTTCCGTTCCTGGAGTCCAGGCAAGATTGTGCTTGAACTGCTCAGCAGCTATCTGCCTGGCCAGGTCACCGCCTGGGCCGACAAGGCGTAGATCAGGGCTGATGCCTATGCCAGAGAACATCCCGTATAGCGGGGACCCTGGAACCGCTACGTCGCCGACCGTCGGCGCCTGCGGCTGCAAGGCTTCAGTCTCCCGCGCCAGACGCTCCCGCTCCTGGAGCAGCGACAACCTGTTCTGCTGCTCCTGGTCCTGGGACTTCTTGTTCATCCAGTATCCCAGGAGCGTGTTGCCTAGGCCCTGCAACGCCTGCCCGAACCCGGCCGTCCTGTTCTGCCGGCGCCGCTGCCGCTCTCGCGCATCCCACACAGGATCGGTACTCATTATCTACCCCTCAGTATGCTTTGTAGCACCCCAAACAATCCCTGATTCGCGCCGCCAGACAGCCCACTAGTCCCGACTCCTAGCCTGTCGTAATTGAACAGAGATCCAGGGCCGGCGCCGACCAGATTCATGCCGTAATTCTGCCTGTTCTGGGAGTCCGCCGTCATGGCCTGAGACATCATCTGTGACAACGCCGATTGCGCTACGCCGGAACCCATGCCGATACCACGACCACCGAGCAATCCGCTAAGCGTGGCGTACCCGGACTGCGCCGCAGGCCCGAACCCGAACTCACCGCTGCCCTGGCCGTAAGCCTCGATCATCCGGCGCAGCAACGCGACTTGCTCTGGGTTCGTGATACCGGTGTTCATCGGCCGCTGCTCGGCGCCGCCACCACCGAATAGACCGCCCAAGAGACTGCCAGCCCCGGCAGCAACAGGAAGCCACGCACTCATCACGCACCGCCTTCGTTATCTCGCCAAGTGCCCTGCTTCACGGCCTTGCGCAGCATGCGCAACCGCTTCTCTTTCAACAGTTCCTCGTAGCTGTCCTTAATAGGAAGAATCATGCTCGTCTACCTCCAGCATCCAGCCGTAAAGCTCGCCAGTCCCGGTGAATGCCAGGGACCAGAACTCGCCCTGCATGGTCTTGAGATTGTACGCCGCCAGCCTGCGGGCACCGCCCTTGCCGGTGATCTTGATAGGCTCCGGCTCCGGGTGGTAGTTGCTCATCACCCAGGCGTACCCGTCGATATCGCCTGAAGCGTCGAGAGTCAGCCTGCGGGCAACGCCCAAGACGCCGGAGCCATAGTCCTTGCTGCGGACTCCTAACGTCTTGTACTCGCTACCGGACCCGAACACATAGACACCATCGTCCATCTGCGCTATGACCCTGTTGACCGAGGGGTCGGCGACCATGCGCTGGTAGTACGCTCCGTCTGGCTGGTCTGTCCTGGCCCACCTGATCCCGTCGTCAGACAGCTTGATAACGAACGCCCTGCCTACGCCAGGGGACCAGATCATCTTGGAGCCGAGGGCAACGCCTGCCCACGAGCCGGTATGCGCCGACCGCCACTCGTCCTCTACAGGCCGAGCGACGTTGCGCACCCGGCTGCCGGACAACTCGAAGAGACCCATGCCGTTAGCGAAGTAGACGTTGCTGGACAGGGACAAGACCGAGTCCTGAGACTGCACCCCGTGCTCTACGGGAATCTCCACTAGGTAGCCCACGCCATCGTCGTTGTCGTACAGCCAGCACCTCGTGGCAGAGAACGCGGCCACGAAACCAGGCATAGACGATACGGCCGTCAGCGCCTCGGGAAACTGCACGAAGTCCAGCGGATTCCAGTAGTCCATGTCGCCTACGAAACTGAAATGCAGGTCCCGCCTATCGGCCTCGTTGATAGCGTAGATCCTATTGGAACTGACCACGGCATCGGAGAACAGGACCGGTGCTTCCCTCTTTCCCTGGCCGTGGATATAGAGAGCGCCTAGTTCCAGGTCAGGCGTGCTGTCGTAAAGGTGAACGCCTGTAGCGTCAGGGTCTGTCTCGGGATCCGTATCGTCGTAAGCGTCCTCATGATCGAACTCGGCCAGCACGTAGAACGACTCGCCGTCCATTTTAGTTCGGTATATCCTGATCTTGTAGTTCAGGTCCGTGCCGAGGACGGCCGTGCCATCGTCTAGCACGTAGTCCTCGAAGTCAGTTTCAGTCACCTTCGGCGCCACTACAAGAACGACGTCCTTAGGCTCCAGGTCGAAAGCGTCGATAGGATCACCGGTAGCGTCATCCTCGTCACTGTCGATAGCGCCAGAGATAGGGATGAATCTGGACTCTAGCTCCCTGCCGTCTGGAAGTTCCAGAACGTACACGACGCCGTACTTATACCTGCCTGTCAACATGCAAGATACAGGGCCGGCGTATTCGGACATCGGGGTATACCCGCCGATAGATCTCTCGTATGGCGGGTTGTTGGCCGCTCTGTATAGTTGGCCGCCGGTGCCCGGTACGATGATCGGGTCCTCGTTGGCGTCCTGGTCTACGATGTGGGTAGCCCTGAACCATTCAGTATCCGGTATCGGAGTCGCTTCGTCTATGTAGTTAAGCGATGCTTTCAACGTTTTGCCGCGCAAGGATAGGATATAGTTCATCACCTCTGGGCTGACGTCGCCGTCCTTGCTGATAATGAAGTAATACTTCATTAGAGAGAATCTGAATAATTGCCCCTCGTTGAGAACGTGCGGGTCGGGGACTCCGCTGGTCTGCCTGTGTTTTATGAACAGGTCCCCAGGCGATGCTAGTTGTACCGGCGGTCCGCCCCCGTCGTCGACATCCCAATCCCATTCCATCCTGCTGATATATTGGTATCCTAGCTCTGCTGGATCTTCCCTCTTCTCTACGACAACGCCAGCCTCGGCGCCGAAACCAGTGCCGGCCGTGACCGGGCCTAGCTTGCGCAGGATATTACCATCCCACACCCGCATGTTAGTACCATCGACCAGGACAACGACGTTGTCTCCCTGATATGCCCTCAGCGTGCCGGCCCCCCACGTTCCCGGAATCTGCTGCGCCGTCTGCTGGCCGGCAAACCTGTATACTATGTATTCACCGTCTCCTACAGAGTACGCCTTATAGAATACATGAGTAACGCCGTCTATCGTGCCTACTCCTATGCCACTTATGTTGGCTGCCGCCGCGCCGCTGAATCTAACGTCTGTCAGTTCCGGCTTGACAGCGCCGTGCGTATCGAAGTTCACGTTGTCGGCGAGCGTAAGTTCCCCGTCATCTAGCAGGTGCTTGGCGGTCTGGCTGTCCAGGCCGAAGAACTTTCGCGTACCGTATACAGTAGCGGCCATCTCAAGCTCCCGGTTCTGGGATATGGAGCGGGTAGTTCACGCCGAACGCCAGGCCGTCGATCTCACCGACATCCTTGAACATCGTCAACTCGTCCGGTCCCGAGTCTGTGCTTCTGGACGACAACCTGTCCCGGCCGTAGCGATACATGCTCAGCCAGTACCCGGCCTTCTCGGCCATGCGCTGAGCGCCGACCATCGAGTACGCAGACGACAGCATGTAGAACAGAACGTAGGGGTGCGCCCATAGCGGGAGCGCCGGCTCATCGTCGTCACTAGACAACGCCGGAGGCGAGGCGTTGTAGAACAAGTCGAGCCAGCGCCCCACTAAGTCGCTGCCGTCAAATAAACTATCAGACGACGGCATCCTGTATAACCCGATCTTGCCTAGCACGCCATCAAGATAGTATGCCCTCGGAAGCCCTTCCATCGTATCCCAAGAACTGTCCGCCTGCATCAACTCCCACTTGCCGGTAAACCGCAACTTCTGATCATCGTAGGCCGCACGCCATACCTGCACGCAATCATCCGGCAGGTCGTATTCCTGCTTGCCCTGCTCTACCTCGAGAGCCGCGTTGGCCTGCAAGCACTTGGACGCCTCGACCAGATCACGGACCCCCATATTGGCCCAGACCTCCAAGGTGTCCTCCGTGATCTGAGAACTAGTCACCTCCCCGCCTACAAGCTCCCAGAACATGATCTTCAATTCCCGCAGGGTCATAACACACCCCCGCGCACCCTCTTGGTCTCCAGGCCCCTATGGGTTAACTGTAGCCTTGCCCGGGGCATGCCGTCCTTGAACTGCCGCATGGCGGCCGCCGCCTCTGGAGGCTCCTCAGCGGCCCGTAGCAGCGAGATCACGTAGGGCAGGTAAACGTCCTGGATGATCGTCGCCGGCAGCGTGACGGCATCTGTGGGCGCCCTGGAGGCCGTATACTCGACCCTCAGCGTCTCGCCGCCAGCGCTGGCCAATTTGCGCCATACGATCAACTTGCTGTACCCGTCTATCCCAGGATGAGACAGAAGAGCGTAGTGGCCAGGGAATCCCGTGTCAGCCTGCCACCTCTGGCTATACCGGTCCAGCATCCTGGCCGGCACCCTGGTCAATACACGGTCGTAGGAGATCCCGTCTGGGCTGTACCTGACCGCCTGGACAGACAAAACGTCCACAGGTAGGTCATAACTGTAGACGTTTTCTACCAGAGTGATATCAGTAGACCGCCAGACATGCGCCGCGCCCTCGCAGACGGCCAGATCGGCCAGGTGCGCACAACGGCGGATAGCCGCGTCGGTCCACCGATACTCGTAGTCCGGGGCCAAAGCCCTGACCAGTCTCGTCACTTCGCTTACAAGCTCTGGCATCGCGCCGCCTTGGTAGGGCGGGGGCCGAAGCCCCCACCCCTGTCAGGGTCTACCCGAAGCAGAACAGGTGTCCGCTGCTTACCTTGTTGCTGGCCGTATCGGCGGCCGCATAGCAGAACACATTGCCCTTGGCGAGTTGGGTATCGGCCGCCACATCGCCCGTGGCATTGGCCGTACCCGGAATGAGGAAATCTGCTGCGGTCACGGTACCGGTCGTGATCACGTAACCGCACCCGTCAGAGATAGAACCGCCAGTCTGAGCCACGACCGGCTCTCCGGGATCGACGTCATCACACAGGACGCCGCATACCGGATACCCGGCCGCGCAAGCTAGAACGGAATACCCGTCGTATCCCGTCGTGGTCTTCCAGATCACCGGCGTGCCCTTCAAGAGAGCCGCCGAGTGGCCGTTGACGACCACCCGGAAGCTCAGGTCAGGACTAGCGGTGTACCCCGTAGTGCCGGTGATAGTAGGGCTCTGCATACCAACACCTACCTTTCATCCTCGGCAGAAGAGATGACCGCTGGACAACTCCGTTCCCGAATCGGCCGCAGCGGCATACCCGAAGCAGGTCCCGGCTGCCATCACCGTGGCCAGGGTGCCGCTATCGGCTACTGCGGTCGTCGGGAAAAGCCCCTGGCCGGCAGTCACGCCCCCGTCGGTAGTGACGAAACCGCAACCATCGGCGATAGAGCCGCTTGTCTGGAGACGTAGAGCACCGCCGGCTATCGCGTCATGGCACGCGACACCGACCACCATGGTATTGGCGGCACAAGCGATCACGGTCATACCGTCATAGCTGGTGGTCGTGTTCCAGATCACAGGGTCGCCCTGAGAGATCGTCCCGCCGGCAATGACGGTACGAAACACGAGGTCAGGTTGCGGGGTGTACCCCGTAACCCCCGTGATAGTAGGACGTTGCATAGAACTCACCACCTTTCGTTAACCCGTGAACGCCGTCTTGGTGACGCCGTAAATCACGCCGTGCTTGCGCCTGTTCGTGGTCACGAGCTGACCAGCCCAGAAGCAGCTATTGACCTTCGCGTCCTGGTCCACGACATCCATCCACCCGCGCCACTTCCAATCATTACCCGCGAGCACTCGCAGGCCGAGGAAGTTGGTGTTGAGCGCGTAGATGGACCCGGCGACCGACGTACCGTCGTTGGTCTCCGCGTCCTGAACGCCATCATCCCAGGTGATTTCCGCTCCGAGAACGTTCATGTCCTCGAAGCCGGCGTTCGTCTCTGCGGAACTGGTGTAGCGCCGCTGAGGCTCGACGGACATCACGTAGTTCTCGAAGGACGACTGATCCATCAGGTAGAAATCAGGCGGGCCGCCGATATTCCCCTGGCGGGAACAGGTGTTCTTCATGTGGAGCAGCGTCCGCTTGAACACCGCCATCGTGTGTGTCGCGCCGTAGTCCACGGCGTTGTTCCGCCACCAGGGATACGTCAGGCCGTTCAGCCCGGCGATAGCCCGGTCACGGTCTACGTCTGCGTCCACGAGCATCGGAATGCTGTAGATCGCCTTGCCGTTCGCCGCAGTCTCTGCGCCGGTGATCGAGGCGTCCAGGAGCGCGGAGTTGAACTGCTGGGCGATCGTCATGATCGCTTGCGTCATCTTCGACTGGATCAGGTCCTTCTGCTTGGCAGGACCAGCATTTTCAAGCATGCTGATGCCGTCGATGGACACCGCGATATGGGCCTGCGCCCACGGGAAGAACGCAGCGCCCATCTTGTCCTGCGGGTCGATGTTCAAGACGTCATAACCCTTGTACCAGCCGAACGTCTCGTTCTCGCCGTACAGCAAGTTGACCTGCTCGTGCGTGCCGCCGGGGGCGCCGCCGGAAAGTTTCACCTTGCCCTTCTTTTTCAGGCGGGCAAAGAGCGGGTTGGCAGCGAAGTATGCGTCCTGAATGACGCCCTTCTTCTCGACCCATTGAGTCGTGTGGGTCAGCCTGCCGTTCATGTCAACGGCGGTTGCCGAACCTAGAAAATTAGCTGGCATCTAACTCACCCTCTTCCTGAAAGGCTAGACCACTAGCCGTCGAAGTCATCCAAGATAGCGCCGATCTTTCCTTCAAAGTCTCCGTCACGACCGGGCAACTCGATGTCCTTCGACGCGCCCTTGGCCGAGGTCGCCGCTCGCGGCACCTCGCGCTGTTTGGCCGTCGCCTTCCTGGTAATGTCTTGTGTCTTCTTCGCCTGGCTATCTACGATATACCGGGCGTATCCGAAAAGCTGATCCCAGCCTTCTTCGGAGCCGAGGGCTTCACGCCAACCTGGATTGCGACCAGCCAGAGCAGACATCATAGAGCCCACCTCCTGGCTGTATCCGTCGCTGCGCTCGATCCGCGTCGCCTGTCCCGCGAGAAACCGCTGCGCGGCCTCCAAACGAGACTTCTCTTCGCGCTCTTCAATGGCTTGGATCTTGGACTCCACAACCTTCGCCTGCTGCCGTGCGTGCCAAGAAGCGATCTCAGCCACCTTGCGCTGGATCGTCTCCGCATCATCATCAGCGGTAATAGGCTCCGGCTTGTCATCCTTGGGGTCCTCCTTCTTCGCGGCCTTGGTCGTAGCTTCGAGTTCAGCGAAACGCTTGCGCATCTCCCCGACCTCTGACGCTAGACGGTCACGATCAGAACGGAGTTTAGCTACACCTGGCGGCAGCCTGTGCACCGGAAACTCGTTGACGCGATTCCAGTCTATCGCCCCATCGTCTTCCTGCTCACCACCGCTCTCTTCCTCTTCAAGCTCTGCTTGCCCCTGGTCTAGTTGTTCCTGGTCTTGCTCGGGCGCCTCCTGAGACACTTCCTGCGCCTCCTGGGTGCCCCCGGCCTCCGACGCGGCGGATTCCTCGGCCCCGTCGATAGCGCCACGGATACCTTCCAACAGGTTGTCCATTATCAGCCTTCCTTCTGCTGTTTGAACGCCGCGTCTACTACGCGCTTGACGTTCCGTTCACGGCGCTTCGTGCCCATCTCAGAGCGCAACCGCGCCACCGCTGCACGCCCATCTCGACCAGGAGCGTGCTTCTCCACATACTTGATCTCTTCCCTGTACGCCTGCATCTGGGGGTCGGGGACGAACTCCGCTAGCCCGCGTTCGCGCATGATGGCCTCGCGGTGTGCCCGACCCCGTAACTCGACACCCAAAGACTCATCATACCCGCAAACAGTCCCCTTGGTCTGCGGCAGGTCTCCTGTCAGATACGCCGGGTAGAAGACCCGCTCCATCTTGATGCCGCACTTCTGGCAAAACGCCTCGTGCTTGTCCTGCATTCGCTGCAACTCTTCCTGATACCTGCCGCAATCAGGACAGTGGTAATCGTATAACGGCATGTCAGCCTCCCCACATCACGCCGCCGCCCTGCTGGGCGATAGCGTCTGACTCGTTCTCTGGCGCCTGGCTGCCAGGTTTTTGTGGCGTCTTGGCACTAGCCAGTACCATCATCTGCATTTGGGCCATACGGGAGATCCCCTTGGCGATCCTCTTGTCTCCGAGCCCGAACATCTCGCAAATCCCCTCGAACGCCTGTTCGTCAGCAGCAAGAAGCGGGGCCTGGCCTACGATAGTCAGCATGTTCACCAAGTTGGCGCGGTCCATCTGCTTGTTCAGGGGCTCCATGTCCTGAACGTCGATATCCGCGTCATAGTCCCCCTGAATCATTTCAGGCGACGCCATCGCCATCCAGGCGTATCCGTCACCATCCAGGATCGTTACGGCCTGATCTATCGTCATGTTCGTCTGCAACGAATCAACGAGCTTCTTGAGGATCGTGCGCCAGCTCTCAGCGTAAATTGACCGCTGGTAGTCTTCCCGCAAGAACTCCCTGCTGGTAAGCGCGTTGACCTGCGCGGCCGTGTTCGCCGACGCGACGCCGCGAGACTCTGCCGGCTGTCCGGCGATCTCATCGAAATTCTGCGCGATGTACCTGGTATACTGGAACATCTCGGGAGCCATCGACGGATACTTGACCGGGAATACCACCCTATCGAGCCCGACAGCTTCGGACACGTCAACCATGTCTATCGGCACGACGGCCTTCTGATCGCTGCGGAGTTGTGTCAGGACACCCTCGTCCTTTACGAACCGCTTGTCTACCAGCACCTTGATCGGCGACTTCCGCATTTCCTCCATCGCCGTCCTGTTGGCCTCATCGTAGAACCTGTTGATCTTCATGAGGACTGTCGCCGGCGCCTGTCCGTACCACGAGGACGGCTTCTCTACCGGCCGGTAGAACGCCCAAGGCCCAGTTTTCTTACAGACGCCATCGGGGATAGGATCGTCCCGCAACATCTTGCTGTGTCCGGCGGCCAGCACGACAAGCCTGCTACGCTTGAAATCCCACAATTCGCGCAGCAACACCATCTTGGACTTGTCGTTGTCATCCTCGTCATAAGTATAGTGCTCGTCGTCCTCCGCCTCGTGGCCGGACGCCTTGAGGTCCTCGGTGTTCTTGAGCGTCTTGTCGTTCTTGACGTCACGCAGTTTGCGCCAATACTCGTAAGCCACCCATTGCATACTGGCGGGATCGTTCTCGCCGGCAGGGTCGAACAGCATACGCTTCGAGTCGCACCACTCCACGAACCATTGCTCCGAAATAGGGATCTGCCCCTTCGGCACTAGCATCTGGTTCGCGTCTACCTGCGGTTCCCCTGTGGGGGAGAACTCGTAGTTGGCTTTAAGCCAGTTTATGTCTGTCAGCGCCGCCTGCTCTATCGGCAGCGGCGGAGCCGTCTCGTCAGTGTACGTATAGTCCGCCGAGTACCCGACCTTCATCGCCCCCAGGCCGGTGACTAGTGCGCTCTTGACGCACAGCCGGCCGTTAGCGGCCGCCCTGAAATCGTGGCTTCCGAGCAGATAGTTGACCACGTTTTCCAGGACCTTGTACCGAGGTACTGTCTTGGTGCGCGGCTGCATCGTCGGCAACCCGGTCATAGGGTCTATTGCCTGATCCATGATCGGCCCTGTATCAGGGTCTATCACAGGCACCGTGACCGGCTCCCACCCGGCCTCATTCCTCGGCGTGATCTTGCAGCGCGGGTTTCTGTGGGCCAGGGCTGCCGTGCGCGACTCGACAAAGGAGCCTAGCTTGTTGATCTTCGTGCGGTCGTCCCTGTCACGGAAATGGTCTCCGTAACAGCTTTCCTCGTTTTCCTGCCACTCTTCCATAAGATCCTTGCGGATCTTCACCGCACGCCGAATCTCGGCCTGGTACTCCTTGACCCTGTCCTCTGTTCCACGTGGAACTTTCGTATCGTCGTACACGGACATGAGTTACACTTCCGTTTTGCTGACGGCCATCCGACGATTGCACAATCCGCAGACCCTATCGCCAGAACACACGTCCTTGATTCTGATTTGGGCTCCACAGCCACCGCAGCAATAGGTGAACGTGTAGAACTTGCCCTTGTCGTAGCGGACCTTGCCCACCCACGGGTCGGTCCCGGCGCCGCTAGACCGCGTATCGCCTGAGTTCTTGTTCTTCTTCATGCCTCCTGATCCTTTCCATCGCCTGATCCCATGTCATCCCACCACGCTTCAAAGCGACAAACTCCGGCGGCTTCGGCCTCGTATCGTGCAAGTATGCGCTGGCATCGAAGCCGTGGTTGTTCTTGTCCATGATCTTTTCAGGTAAATTGCTTGTCCTGGCGACCTTACCTGATTGCGGCTGCCACTTGAGCCGCTGCACCTCTCGCTTGAGGTTCCAGCAGTTCTCACAGATGACAAGTTGCGGGTTGGCCGGATCGCGCCATAGGTACCGCAACAACTGCACGAACCGCAGGTCGGCGCCCTTGTTTCCGGGTACCATGCGGACGCCTTGCTCCCTGAACAACGCCAGCATAGAACTTTTGCCACTTAGCGTCTGCTGATCCTCGGCCATCATCTGAGGGTCGCACACGATCTTCTGGATCAGCTTAGAGGCGGACCACTTGTTCGTCTTGATCTTCTTGCAATGCTCTACGTAGTTGACGCACGGCTCGTAAATCTCGTCGATAGCGTACCACTTGCCGTCCGGGGCCTGGCCCCACACGATGAACGCCGACGGGTTGCGAGGCCCGTAATCGTACCCGGCATACAGTTTGAGTCCTAGATTGCGCACATCGCGCAGCGTCATTACCGGATGCCAAATCTTGGCCTTAGGATCGCTGGCCATCGGGAATACAAGGGAGCCGCCGGAAGCGAAATAGTCGATCTCCATTTCCCGCTGCCAGTCGGCGCTAGCAGTGCCTCCGTTGATATACGGCCTGGAAGCCCGCTCCATCCACGCCTTCCCCTGCTCTGTATCAGGCCGCTTGTCTGGGTCGGCCGTGTAGTGGACTTCAAGCACAGGCATCCCTGACGGCGTCTCAAACGACCGTAGCCCCCTCGGGAGCTTTCCTGACGGGAGCCTGTTCACGATATCATCCATAGCCCTGATACCTGAATACTCGATCTGATAGCCCTCTTTACCCTCTGATACGTCGATACCCTCCAGGATGGCGTCGTTGTATTGAGATCCAGCGTATACAGACGAGAACGCGAACATCTTGCTCGTGTCACCGCCGGACTTGACGGCCGCCGCAGCGGCGGTCCACGTCTCAGAGAACATATCCCACATGCCAGCCTCGTCACCGAGATACAGAGACGGCACGAGGCTTCGTACCTGATTAGGCCCCTGCGCTACGGCAAGAATACGGCTGCCGAACCACGGGATAACGATGCCCTGCTCAGTTGTCCTGGACGGCGTGTAGACAAGCTCGCCTACCCTGTTGCCGGCCCCACCTATGATGTTGTAATCCTTGAGCCACCATGGCAATTCATGCTCTATAAAGGACATGCGGCCGCCTGACGGGTCCTGCCTGCCCTTCGTGACCAGAGCGTTGGCCTTGTCCTCCTTTTCGCTCTGGACCACGATCAGCCTGTGCGGCGCAGTTCTGGCGTACCAAGTGGCGAAGATCGCTGCCGCCCACGACATCTTGACCTGACGAGACTTCGGCATGAACATCTCGTTGAGCGCCAGCATGTGCAGGAACACGTAGACTAGGTACTGGTACTTGTCCACGTCCAGCGGCTTGATCGGGTTTTCTCTGTCGTGCTCATCGAACGTCTTGACGTGTTTCAGGAACAGCCACAGCCCGCTATCAGCGTATCCCTTCTCCCTGGTGCCATAGAACGAAACGCGGCGCAACATGCCGTTGATCCAACGTTTCGACTTGGAGTCCAGAATATCAGCCATCAGGCCGTCACATCCGCCAGTCTAGGGTACACTGTGTCGTAGACAGGGCGCGTGTATCCCTTCCATGCACCTAGATCTACCCACCCCTGGAACACCCATCGTCCGTCAACCTCGATATCACCCTCCACCGTCGTATACCTGATCAGTTGTCCTGACGTAGTAGCCGTCTTGATCACCGGGTCCTCTCCGGGCGCCATGAGCACCATCTTGGCGCTGCCGGCTGCCGTCAAATCCTGACCCACATCCAGGCTGATCGTCGTCCCGACATCTCCTACTACTAGACTCATATCGTCCTCACTCTCCGAACGCCGGCTCTTCTGGTATCGGGTCGTCGCTAGGCTTTGGAGGTTTAGGCGGCGGCGGCGGCGGAGCGCCCACCTCGATCATGCCCCCCTCCCACAGCGTCGTGTTGTGCGTTATCGTCTCCATGATCGGGGCCGCATACTCAGCTTCCGTGGCTATCACGGCGTCATGCTCCGGTATCGGAGTTATCGGCGCCCACAGCCTTAACTCCTCGGCCAGCATCGGTGGAGGATCCCCAGAGTCAGCCCTGACCTGCGGCGCCTTGGCGCTAGCAGTACCGATAGCCTGTGACGGATAGGCGATCACCCTGTCTGTGATCATCATCGCAGGCGCCAACGACGCGGCGCCGCCAACAGCTTGCGTAGCCTGGATCGGATCGAAGATATAGACATCGCCTGCCAGGGCGGAGGCCACGTCCTCGACCACAGAGGAGTAAACGCGCACTTCGTCCAGGATCAGCACTGTCGGCGCCAGAGACGCTGCCGCTCCGTAGGCCGCAGCCGGCGATACTTGGTCCTGGTCTTCCGTCTGCACGCCGGGAGTGTTAGCAGATCCAGAGCACGCGCAATAGTCAGCCGGCCACACAGTCCCGCCAGTAGCCAGCACAGAGGGAGCATTGGCGCCGGCCATCCCGACAGACGGCAACCCTATCACCGATACGTTGGCAACTGCGATAACGCCAGAAGGCGCTACACCAGATGCCAACCCGACGCACGGCAAGACGTCTACGAACAGATCTGTCGCCACCACAGGGGCATAAGCCCTCGCACCACCTTCGCACCGGGCGGCCACAACATGGACGCCGGTATTGACCGACGGTGTCCTAGCTGTAGCCATGCCGACGCAAACGAGCGGAGAAGGCATTATTGGCCGCCTACGTTGACGTAACCAACACTTCCTACGATCAGACGGAACAGGCCGCCTACCGTAGACCATGTGTTGTTGCCAGTATTAGGATTGACCGGCAACCTGGCCGTCATGACCAGTTCATCGTCTACCGTCGTGTTGTAAATCGCCATTCGAGTAGCGGAGAACGTGGCCGACGTCCAGTCAGTGTTGGCGCAGGTCATGTACCCGTACCCGGAAGCCCCGGTGACAAGCCCTATCGCCTGCCCGGTGATATCCTCACCACCGGTCGTGTACCCAGCGCCTGTGATCTCGTCGCCGCTGACATCGTCGTAGTCAACGTCCTCTGGATCAGGCGAGTGTAGGGCCGACAGAAGCACTACCTTGAGCGCGTCTCCGCTGTCTCCAAGCTCATACCCGCCAGTTAGCATCTGGTACTTGGCGTTCGTATAGATAAACGTGTTGCCTGAATCTGACGGTACGTGCGCCAGGACATAGATGCCTACCGAGGACCACTGAATGACGAAATCAGCGTCCGTAACGCTCAGCGACGACCCGAAATCGACCAGCATGAGCGGCAAGTGTAGGTTTACAGATGCCTCTCGCCGATAAAGGAACAGAAGCGCGTATCTAACGCCTGTCGCGGTGATAGACGAGAACGTTACGTCGTCACCGTCGAACGCTGCGTAGTGCGATACGGCGTCTATCGTTACGGCCGGCGTCTCGATCCTCTCAGCGCCTCCGTATCCGCCGCCCCCCACCTCATAACGCACTACATTACTATAAGTGTCATCTCTGTTAGGCGTGTAGGTGTCCTTGATCAGAGTGCAGTAAACCCTGCCGTTTTCCTGGTCGCCGTCAAATGACAGGTCTAGCTTGTAGGAAGGCCCTAGAGGCGGAGAAGGCTCGTAGGTCCCCATGTGCAAGCGCCTGAACACATTGTACGTGATGTTGGCCATTTCTATCTCCTATTTGCTGGCCGCCGAGCCGATCAGCACGCCTATTGTCGCCGCTACGGGCAACGCCCACCATCGCCACGTGGACGAGCCGCAATCACGGGCAAGAGACCGAGCCAGCGCGGCCTCGGCCTCTGCCCGTCTGATCCGCTCGTCGCGCAAACTGTCCTCGACGGCCGCCTGGAACACAGCCCAGGTCGAGCTGGTATCCATCCAGGCCGCAACGCAATCCGGCAAGACTCGATCACTTGCCGTCTCTCCGCTTGGAGGCAAGCCAATCGCTGAACCAATTAGAACCAGACTTGCCAGTGCTAGACTTGTGCTCATCTTCGATCCGCTTCTTTTCCGCTTCGCCCTTTGCCCGCTCGGCGTCATCCCACATTTCACGCTCTCGTTGCGTCAAGCGATGCTGTTGGATCACCTCCCAACCGAGAATACCGGCGAGAAGCGCCAGCAGGGTCAAAAGGATCTCGCTGTTCACAGCAACCGCTTGGCCATCAGCGGCGTAGTCTTGCCGTCGTCCACCGTAGCCACTGAGTCGTCCACGATAGCCTTGATCTTCGCCGGCTGGCCCTTCATCTCGGACTTCACGGCCGCCTTGACCTTCGCTGCCGTCGCCGGGTCCAAGTGATCCTCGATCACGCCGAGAATGAAGTTCAGCGCCTTGATCGCCCAGGCCCCGGTATTCAGCACCCGCAGCAGTGCTACAATGGCAGCCAGGATGATAGCCAGCGTCTCCAGGTTCGCCGTGATCCAACCGATCACATCGGAAAACGTGTTCATCTCTTCAAACCTCCTCGGGTTGTATCTCTATTTACAACCCTTGCTTATTGTTTGCTCGGCCCGCCTTGGTCCTCTAGCTCGACCAGCCGGCGCCGCAAGGTACACGCTGCGTACACCGGCCAGCGCCTAGCCCACCACTTCTTGAACTCCTGCCACGAAACATGGTGCGCCGATCCAGGACCCCTTGCGATCCACAACGCCAAGTCCTGCTCGGGCGTGAACTGCACCTTCCTGTTCTCTTTCGTGGACGGCAAATCTGCCAACTCGGCCATGATCTCTTCGGCCGTCAGCCCTAATTCCTTGCGTATCTTACCCATTGCGCCTCCTCGGGGTAGCTACACGGCTTCGTTTAAGCGACTGCACGAAATGACGGGTGTATATCTCCTCGTCGCCTCGTCGCACAAGCGACAGCCCGATATGCGGCGTGACCGTCCGCGCCCCGGCGACTCGACTAGCGAACGGCGTTTTCAACTGCCAGGCGGCCGTAGTAAAGCAGATCCCGTAAACGTTTTGAGTCGGTATCCGCACCTCTACGTGTGTGTGCCGATGCGAGCGGACCACAACGTCAGGCGGCCGGTGACCCCACCTGGCACTGTCGATCATCAATTCCGCCAACTCTCGCATTAGCGCACTCGTTTCGTAAGCCATCGAGCCAGAGGTTCCAATATGATGCGCACAATTAACGAGCGCAGGACCAAGGGCGAGCCAGAGTTCGTAACGAGCAGCATTGCCGTTGTCGTCACGAACCGCGTCAAGCTGGCCAGCAAGCGATTCCTCGTCTTGTGCGCTCTGTCCAACGTGCGCTTCCGTGCCCCTGACCATGTAGAACGCATCGGTCTTGTCCCTTATCGGTGCCAGCACATCGTAGGCTATTCGCCTCTGGTCGTTCAGGTTGTGCGTTATCTGCGTAACGCTGTTGTGGTGAACGCCGTCAAGGACATCTCCGTTAACGACTACAGCGTAAGGCTCCCCCCTCGTGGCTTTCGGGACCCAATGCTTCCAAGCGTACTCCCACAGTTCCGATAGGTGCCGCTGCCTCTTCGGCGGGGTATACGTCCCGCCTCCGTCAAGGCGTATCTTTCCCTGCGGGCAGAGACCAAACTGACATCCGCAATGCAAGTCCGAAAAGATCACCGCCTGCCTGATTGCCGTCATGGCGCCTCCCCGATAGCGGTACGTAGTTCTTCGATGTTTAGCACACAGGCTGCCGGGAACGTGTTATAGTCTGTCCATCCGTCCTCATCCCAAGTAGACCCTAGCACGACGCATGTCACGCCCTCGCTCTCATAATTTACCGACAGCAATCGTCCATCTGTCCAGCGCCTCGTCAATCCTGGCTTCTCGTGGGAGCCGGTAATATCAACCCACTCGACCGTAACGAGCGGAGACTGCAACGGGCTCCCGTCTAGCGGCATATCAACTCCAGGTGTTCACGTTGTCTGCTAGGGCCGTGACAACACGCTCCGACCTCAACACCGTCTGATCGGCCCACTTGCTATCTGCCGCCTCCGCTGCGGCCATCTTCCAGTCTTTTGCCCTCACGGCGGAAATCATCTTGCGGAATCCGCGGAACCCGCTGCGCCCTAACTGGTACCGCATGTTGACCAGGGCCACGCGCCGCCAGTCGCCTATAGTGTTCCAAAGATCAGGGCCGAAGAAGGCCGACATTTCCGCCTCGATACGCCTGACATCGCGGCCGAGGATAAAGCGTCCCTCTTCCTCAGTGAACGGGTTCGCGTCGAGATTGCGGCCGTACATGATCGACAAGGCATCGGATGGGCAATAGTATGGTCGGCCACGGAACCCCTCGTCTAACTCCAGCGCCTTCATGTAGTCGTCTATCGTCATTTCTCCAGCCTCCCTAGCCTCTGCTCCAGCGACACGATCTGCATTTGCATGGCGACGATGGACGCCTGCTGGTCGACCAGGATCTTCAGCGTTCCCTCAATCGAGTCGATCTTCTTGACCATGTGGCCCATGTTGACGGCCTGCGTTTCCATGGCCACAGCGACGCCGATCCTGTCCTTGACAAGTCCGGTCATGATCCCGCTGCCGGCCAGCAGGGTTAGGAGCGACACCGAGAGGGCCACGACGCCGATCCATTGCCTGTTGTTCTTCATTGCCGCAACCCCGCTCAGTTAAATGACTTGCAAGACGATCAGCGCTATAGACGCCAGCGCCGTCAATACGAACACAGGAGCCAGCGAGTAGAAGATCCGCTGGCGTAGCGACATATCCCACTCGCCCGGCTTGGCCTTAGGCTTGTACCTCGGCAGGCCGTCGTACTCATGCTCAGTGTATCCTGGCTCGTCTACCATTCGACAACCTCACATTTGACACCGAACAGCCAACACATCCTGCGGAATACCCATGGCCGCCATCCCTTACGCAGGTAACAGCACGAGCCGCTTCCGTCGCCTAGCGGAGCGCCGCATTTACTGCATCTGTCAACTCTGTCCACCTGCAACATACCATGGCCCCCACGTACCCCAGCCGCCGGCCACTCCGTTTATCGTCTCTCCTTGCACCCGCGCCCTGTAAACGCTAGCCCATGCCGGCACGGGCAAGATCAGCGACGTGTCGCAGTATACCGATCCACGCAATTCCATTTCTACGTTGTACTTGAAAACCTCAGCCCCTTCTGTGGGCGCCAACCACGATCCGAGCGGAAATCCGCGTGCCTCGCAACCGAACCGCAGCGGGCGGTCGGTCACCGAGTACCAGGCGGCCGCCAACTCGTGCAGGATAACCGTGATCTCGCGGATAGTGTCGGCGGCGGTGACGGCCCGCAGTTTAACCGTCGCGGCCTCCATGCCTGCCGCCGCGCGCTCGTTACGCTCATCACGCCCGCCCATATAGCCCATGTAGCAGACCGCCACCACGAGCGATAGAATGAGTCCTGCGATCAGCCAGCGGATCATCGCCACTCCACCACTTCGACAGTCTCGCTGCGCGAGAACACCTGGCCTAACGCGTTGTGCGCCACGACATACAGCCCCATACCGTTCTCCGCCGGGATCCGGTCCATATATGTAGCCGGCGTGGAGCCAACGCGACGTTCGACTCCGTCCTTGACCAGATAAACGCCATAGTATGCCGGGACACCAAGATCCACCGGCGCCGTCCAGGACACGCTAGCCTCTTCGCCGTCGAAGATCACAGGCCCAGGGATGCCGACCTGCTCGGGCTCGCTCGCAGGCTCCCCGCCGATCACGAGCGGATAGCCTACCGAGTTGTTCACGCGGTTCTCGTCTACCACGTAGAGCCACACGTCATCCTCGGCCTCAAACGCGCCCTGATTGACCGTGACGGTGATCTCCGTGGCCGACCAGGCGCTCGGTATCTGGATCTCGCGGTGAGTACAGGCGGCCCAGGTAGGCGCGTTGCCGAGTTCGACGCGGGCGAACGAGTTGTCCATATACAATTCCGAGATGTATAAACGCATAGCGGCGCCGTTCTGCCGGTTAAAGAAGTGACCAATCACACAGCTTTCGGCATACACCGTATCATCACCGCAGCTAGAAAACCGCAACTGGCCGCTCCACGCGCCACGGATCTGCAAGTCCTGGGAGCCGGCGTGGTAGCCGTTGGCTACGTCGATATTACCCATATCTAGCCACCGCTCAACGCGGGTCCACTTATCAAGATTGTTATGGTAGACGCCCGTCACTTCTTGGCGACCTACGTCGCACGTGTAGCCGAACATATGACCGCCGGGACCAGACCAGTATTCATCCCAGCGGAAGTTTATCCCCTCATGCCCGTTACTTGGGACCCAGCGGCTAGACGAATAGTTGCCGTATACCTTCGCGTTCTCGCAATTTAACGCCGTGTCCATCCAGTCGTCTTGATAGCACCAGAATGATACATACCACGCCCTGTGACCTTGCCCGGCATCCGTACTGTACCGCACACCCTTGTTAGATTCAGGATATTGTCCGGGGTAGTCCAGCAGCGCACAAATATCTCCATCTACGCGCTGTCGCCCGCTGGACCAGTATGGCTGCCGTGTCACTGATGCCGATATACCGTTCCATATCGAGTTCTCTCGCGTGATCCAATTACCGGCGCCAGCCTCGCCAGGCTCTGCCGGAGTCCCCTCCTGAAAATCATCCCATGCCATAGGAGCTGCTTGGTCCTTGGCGCCGAATCCAGTTCCCGTGATCGTCAACGTGTTACCGTGCACGACTGCCGTATCTGCTGATACAGATGTAAGGACAGGCTGCGCGGACGCGCCCGAGACCAGAACTAACGCTGCCAGCAAAAAGGCATATCTCATTCTACGGCCTCCTCTGTAACCAGGATCATTAGCGGCGCGAAGAAGTCTATCTCCACGGCTGCGCGAGCTACTGTATCTCCAGCCACCTCAGCGAAGAAAATCACCGAGTCGCAGAGCGATGCTTGATACAGGCTGTATTCGGTATCCCACAACGCTCCGAACAGAGTGACAGGCACCGTGCTGTCTGCCGGCTCGTTCAGTTCGCCGATCTCTCCGCTACACCGCATGGCGTAGTTCAGCACGACCTGGACGGCAGAGTCAGCCTCGAACTCGGCGTATACGCGGAACGTATCGGTCTCCGTGCTGTAGCCGGCGTCGGTGAAAGCGTATACGGCGTCAGGCGGCGGCGGCTCAGGCGCTTCTTGCCGGACGTACAACACACGGTAGATATCCCAATCTGTCCAGTTATCGTGAAAGTCGCCGGCACGCAGTCTGATAGCCAGAGAGTCGACGCCAGTCGTCATCCATTCAGTTTCGATATTAGTGTTGATGCTGATAAAGAAAAACCCGTCGCCGATTACAGGGAACCGCGTGATCGCAGCATCATCCCAATCGAGCGGCGTCCACTGGTACGCGTTGAACGGGTAGACTGACTTGAAACCCCACTGATAATCAACGTAGACAGGAGACGTAGTATCGGGCCTATCCCACACGACGCCCTCAGCGTACAACTTGATATAATCTCGCGCTCCGGTGCTGTCGGTCGGCAGCACATAGAACAGCACAAGATCCGGCGGGTCGCTATCGCCAGGATCGGCGACGTCTACCACGGTGTACGCGTAGGCCAGGTCCGGCATCGGGCCGACGTCGATTTCGTAGGCGGTCAGGATCGCGAACAAGTACCCGGTGTAGGTCGGTATGCCAGTATCCAGCGTATCAGTTACCGCCAGGCCCTCATGAGTGAACGGCACGTCTGGCTGCCCTGCCGCGTCCGCGAACCCGACGGACGAGAACTGCGCTGAGTACGTGCACGGCACGCTAGCCTCTACGGACAGGTACGCTCTGATAGCGTCGGCAGTGCCTGCCGAGTCCCCGCCGGCGAAAGCAAACGAGTAGATCACGCGGTCCAGTTCGCCGCCAGAGGCTACGATCACGCCCGAATTGAACAGCGGGAACGTGTCTATATCGCCGCCGGGCGTGACGGCCCTGAGCACGTAGAACACCGTATCGCCGCCGTCTGTCAAGAGCCTCGGGGCGAACTCTAAAGTAGTGGTGAACGCCGCCGGCCCGGCGCTCGATATGGTCGTGTCAGCTTCAGGTACGTGTGCCGTGAGCGTGTGCTGGAACGTCTGCGTGCTCGTCGCCGTGATAGTAGGCCGCACGCCATCGTATGGCACGCGGGCGCGTGTCTTGACGCCAGGCTTCGAGCCGCCCAAGAGCACGACAGCGGCGGCCGCTACGATCAAAAAGACTACGAATCGCCTCATGTCACGGCCTCCAGTACGGCGACCTCGACGGCCTATAGACGATCTCCCACCACGGGAACCGCACGGCGCTCACATACTGTTCGCCGTGCCAACTGAAATACTGGTCGTTACCGGCTACAGGAGTAACGCCGATCACGAGCACGCCGGAGAACGGTGCGTTATCCTGGATCGCCTTGCGGATACCGGTCGTGATGTCGAACGAGTACCAGGTATTCAGCGCGAACTCCATGCTATCGTAGCTGGTCCAGGTAGCCAGCCCGCGCTGGAAAATCCGCGTATTCATGGACGGCTCCCACACGGTGGCCGTGTTGTCTGCGTCCATGTAGAGCCACGACGTGTTGCGCTCGAACGCATAGGACCCTGGCGCGGCCGCAGAGACCCAGCCTATATCCGGGATGTTGTGCGACACGAGGACGTGCACGCTGTCGGCGCCGGTCAATTCTTGATAGTGCCCGCCAGTATCTCGCATCCTGAATCGGTACTGCGCAGAGAACACAGTGTCCGCGTCAGACGGCACTACGTCGAGGATATCAGACCACAACCACAGGTAGAGCGGGGTGCCTACGCGGTTAGCTCTATACGCTGTATTGAACCTAAGCGTCGGTCCTGTCGTGGGCAGGTTCGGGTGCGCCGCCGAGTCCGGCGTAGACGAGCACGGGCCCAGCAGGGACATGAGCGTATTGTTGCTAGACACATCCCAACCCGCCGGCCACAGCGAGGCGTTCTCGCCGGCTGTGCGAGCCGTGCCGAGGGTGTGTCCGATAACGGCCCGCTCGACAGGCGGCAATCCGGTCGTCGTGTAGACGCGATCACCGCCCGAGGTCAGGTAAGCGGCTACAATGCGGTCACGGTAGTATTCAGCCGCTTCCTGGAATCCTACGATGATACCGCCTGAATCGGCGACGCAGGTGAACCACCAGGCAAGTTCTTCCGGGAGCGTGAACTGTGTCGGGTAGTCAACAGGGTTGATAGAGTGAGTGAGGATAGGCCACAGCCCGCCGCCGTATCCTGGGTTCTTTGCCCCGATAGCAGCCCTGATTCGTGTCTTTGTGTTTTCTTCTCCGTCATGATCTCCGAACACGGAGGCGGCAGAGTGCAGCAGGGGCACGCGATACAGCGAGATCTCGCCCCAGGTATTGCGAGGGGCCGATGTCAGGTCCCCCCAGGGACTACCGGTGTTATCGAAACTCCCCCGAGCGGCGATATAGCCCTCAGCTTCGAGAGCCGCGACGCTGAATACGTTGGTCGTGTAGTGGGGATAGGCGAACGTTTTCTGATCTGCCTTGGGAATGCCTGTGAACGCTTCGAGCGAGTCGCGACTGATCTCAGCATAGAAGTGCTCGCCGATGGTCATGCCCGACAGCGAGAACAGGGTCGTGCCTGTATCGAACGAAATGCCGGGATCAGAGAAGGTGAGCGACCCCGCAAAATACCGCTGCAACCCGGCAGTATCGAAATCGCCCTTCCAGACGGCCCGGAAATCATTCCAGTTCGTGGCCGCCGTCGTATCGGCCGCCGTAACGCAGCCGCCGTCGTTCGTAGATCCGCGAGCTTTCAGGTTGTACAGGCTCGCGTGGGTCAGACCGTGGCCGCCGGCGTCGAAATTCCCGTAAGCGTGGTAAGCAGCGAACTCCGTCGGGTCTGCTATCTGCTGCGCACCCTCGTTACGGGTCAGCAGCCAGACGGGATTATAGAAGCTCGTGAACCGCAGGCCGTTAGCGTCGAACAGACTGTCCGCCTGGGCAAGGGACGCCAGGAAAGCGTCATCCATCGTGACGCACGCGGCCCAGGAGTAGTTCCACCAACGCCAGTAATCGGCGTCGACCACCCAGGTAATCTCATCGTCGGCCACTGGCGTATCGTCAAGTAGGAACACCTCGGCCTTGACCCAGACCGTATCGTTCTTCGCAGAGAAGGTGCCGGCCCTGTCGATCTGGACCGCGCTATACGTCTGCCCTGTCGTGTCGATCACGACCGCGTATACGTCCTCCACGGTAGGGTGCACGCCTAGCGCCTTGACGATCTTCGTGGATACAAGCGTCTTGGTGGGATATCCGTAGTCGGCCGTGACAGCGACCATGAGGCTGTCCGCGCCTCCCTCGGCGCCGGGAGAGTAGGCCACGACCGCAGCTTCTAGCGGCGTGCCTCGTTGTCTGACCTCGATCTTACCTGACCAGAGCATCAGCGTATCGTCGAACGCCACGCCTGTAGCGGCGAGGATCGACACGTCGAGCGAGTCTCCTACATCGACCGTCACGAGGGCCGCGCTGGTAGCCCGCTTGTACCGGGTAGCCTCATCATCCCACGAGATCACCGTGTCAGCGTCCGGCACGTAGAGCACAAGATTGAACAAGAATCCCTGTTCTGACTGCGCTACTAGGACTGGCCAGAGTCCGTCATCGGCCACGTAGGCTACGACCTTCGTTTCTAACAGGCCGCCGCCTACGCCTCCTGAGCCCAGGAACGACGTGCCCGTGAACGACTCCTTGTCTGCTCCTAGCACCATAAAAGACAAGAGGGCCGTCAAGGCCCCTACCACGGTAAACCGTACTGCACGGCGCATCGTCTTGGCTCCTCTACAGATACTACCGACCTCGCGCATGGACCAGACACTCAGCCCCGGACAAGCCTATAACCTCGAAAGCAGAGATCCTGCGTCCAGGCAATGTCAAGGCCCGAGCGCCGAACCAATCTCTCAGATACTGAGGCCCGTAAACAGCGGTCACAACAGCACTTCCCGTGCGGACCTCGTACAGCCAGATCTCGCACTCGTCGTCCGTAACGGCCTCTAGCATGGGAATCGAGAAGGCTCCTACATCGGACAGCCCGACCACCTGATCAGACGAGATCAGCGTGTCAGGCTGCGCGGTGTAATTCCAATCGAAAGCCTCTACGATAGAGTCTCCCACGCCGTAAGTCTGCCCGGAGCACGCTCCGGCCACGAGCAACACGGCCAACACGCGAATCATCATCGTCCTACTCTCCTTCTTTCTCAGCAGAAGACGCCGGCTCATATTTTCCATGCGCCTTCTCAAATTCACCAAGAGCGATGAACTCTACTTCGTCAATCGTGCAGTCTTCACGCAACATTTCCTCTACGGCCGCCCTCTGAACGTCATTGGAAAGACCTACAATATACGGCTTGTCGTCCCAGTCCTTGTAGCGCATCACCCACATCTCAACGCCTCCTTAGTACAAAGACACAAGATGCTTTTTAAGTAGTGAACTAGCGTTTTCAACAAACCCAACCACCCCACTTTAAAAGCATCTTACGGGTTTCTTTAGGGCTTTGGGAGTACCGTAAATCGTGAGAGAACCGATAGACTCTCGACGTGACTCCACCCCCCGTCCGGGGGTCACCCCCCATGCCCCCTCGCTACGCGCGTGCCGTCTCACGCTGTGGCTCACCGTATGAGGTGGAAGCTGGCCGCCGGTCGGGAGCGTGGTCGAGCGTGACGTTATTCTTATATGTGCGCTCACGTGCCGTCGCTCCCGCCGCCGGCTGACATCGCCTCTACTACCCGGGGCGTCCAAGCGTCGTCGTCCGCGTCCTCGGCGACCCGCTGGTACCCCTCGCGGGCCACCTCGATCTTGGCCCGGTCCTGCCACCCACGCAGCGCCTTGGCAGTGAAGATCGCGGCGCTGTAACTCGTTCCACCACGCGGGTTTGTGCTGCCCATCACAAGCTGTTCCTCGACCGCGTCCAGCACGTGGTCACGGCCCCTTTGGTATTCGACCTGAGCGTCGGGATACCGTGACAGGATACCCACCAGTGCGGGTCGTTTAATGCCGTAGCTGGACGCTAAACTGGACAAGTTCATCCTGAAGTCCACGGTGCGTTGGTAGATCGTCTCGACGATCTCCTGTATAAGCTTGGCGTCTACTGGTTTTTGAGAGGCCATTTAGGATTCCGCCCTCACGCTCTGGGCGAGGCGCCCGAGCGTTCCTCGGCCAACCTCCGCCCATTGTCTTAAGATGCATCCTAGCACATTTTAGCGTTTTCTTCAAACGATTTTCCTGTGGATATTTCCGGCTGAATCGCTAACGGTGCTTATTCTAATGAGTTACGCCATGTAAAGTTTATCTTACATCTACCCTCCGAGCTTTCCCGCAGGGTGTCCACTTTTTAGGACAGTGAGCTTTGGAGGCTGGGCTGGCAGCGCCGTCCTCTAAATGCTACAACCTTCCCGGAGGGTTTTGCCTCGACAAAGACTCATGCCAGCGGCAACTATTTTTTTGGCAGTGGACGCGATACCTATTGCCACACACTACGTTATGCTTGTCTCAAAATTAGGACAATGCCAGTTTGGCATACTCTAAAAAACAGGGTCGCAATATGTGCGACAACCGCCGATAATATCTACACGCGCGAGGGCGCGATTAGACATGATCAACGACTGACGCCACACGGCCGCGAGGCCACAACGCAAGGAGTGAAGTCATGGAACAGAAGAACTGGGCAGTGATAATCGACGATGAGACAGAGTGGTACGCCACGCGGGCTGCGGCGCGCGCAAAGGCCAAGTGGCACAATCGTCACCCGGCGAACGTAGATATCCGGCGCTTCGGCCCGTACAAAAACGTCACCGGACGAGCGAGGGTGAAGCATCGCGATATCAACGACTGACGCCACACGGCCGCTAGGCCACGACCAAGGACGATCGCGTGGAATCATGGGTCGCAAAACTGGTCACAGCAGTCGGGTCCCGCGGTAAAGCCGGGCGCCTGCTAAACGTCGACAGAACGCATATAGGGCGTATCGTCGCTGGCAAGCGCCGGCCAACGCGGATGATGGAACTGCTGACGCAACTGCTGGTAGAGCGGCCAGAACTACGAAAAGGGGAGAAACGATGATACAGATTCTCACTCATTCGCGGCTCAGTTGTTTTCGCGCGTGCCCTCGCAAGCACTATCTGCGATATGAACTCGGCCTGCGTCCGGCCGAGACCGGCTACGCCCTGCGAGTAGGCTCGGCATTCCACGCGGCCCTAGAGGCTGCGGACGAGGGACTCGACCCCGGCGAGGCGATCGGCCAGCGCCTCGAGGATCCCTACGACCTCGCCCTGGTCGCGGCGATGTTCGACGGCCACCAGCGCCAGTACGCCGACCAAGTCATGCAGCCGGTGGCCTCGGAGCAGAAGTTCGAGATTCCGCTGGTCAACCCGGAGACCGGCCGCCCGGCCCCGATCTGGAGGCTGGCCGGCGTCGCCGATCGCATTGTCCGCCTGGCCGATGGTCGACTCGCTCTCATGGAGTACAAGACCACCAGCCGTGACTTCGCCCCCGGGGCCGACTATTGGCTGCGGCTACATATGGACCAGCAACTATCTATCTATGTGCTGGCCGCTAGACAACTCGGTTACGACGTCCAGACCATCCTCTACGACGTGACCAGGCGACCGGCGCTCAGGCCGTACAAGGCCACGCCGCTGGATAAGCGCCAGTACAAAAAGGACGGCTCGCTATACGCGAGCCAACGGGCTGAAGATGAGACGCCAGAAGAATTCGCCGCCCGTGTTGCGGCTGACATTGCTTTCCGCCCTGACTACTACTTTGCCAGGATCGAGATTGCCCGCCTGGAGCAGGATCTTCAGTCATGCGCTTTTGAACTGTGGCAACAACAACTTGCCATCCGGTCGGCACAGAACAGCGGCCACTGGTATCGCAACCCGGGGGCATGCTTCTCGCCGTTCCCGTGCGAGTACCTGCCGATCTGCCAGTTTGAAAATCTCGACACCAACACGCCGAATGGATTCATCCGCAGCGATGTAATTCACCCCGAATTGGCGGGGGATGCCGATCTGGCGGGCTAGCGCCAGATGCTACGCGCCGGGGCTAGCCGGCGCATTGGAGGAAAAATACTATGTCAACCATGAAGCCGCTACCGCCTCCGGCGAACAGCAAACGGGCGGAAATACCAGAACAAACGGAGCAACGGAAGTTCGCCGCGATCTCCGGTACCGTCGACGCACCGCAACGGATTGTCGTCTACGGCCCTGGCGGTATCGGCAAGAGCACCTTGGCGTCGCTCGCGCCGGCTCCCGTGTTTCTCGACATCGAACAGGGGACAAACGCTCTCGACGTGACACGCATCGAGGGACTTGAGACGTTCGCCGACGTCCGCGCTGTGCTGCAGTCAAACGTATTGGACGGCTTCAGAACCGTCGTTCTGGACTCGGCGACCAAGGCGGAGGAATTGGCCGTTGCGCACACGCTGGCCAGCACGCCGCACGAGAAGGGGCACCATGTCAAGAGCATCGAGGGATACGGATTCGGCAAGGGCCCGCAGCACGTCTATGACAGCTACATGCTTCTGCTCGCCGATCTAGACAAGCAGATCCGCCAGGGCCGCAATGTGATCATGATCGCTCACAGTTGCATCGACAACGTGCCCAATCCTGTCGGAGACGACTGGATTCGCCACGAGCCGCACATGCAGTCGCCGCGCAGCGGCAAAGCATCGATCCGCAATCGCGTGGTCCAGTGGGCGGATCACGTCCTGTTCGTCGGCTACGACGTGGTCGCGACTGACGGTAAGGGCCGCGGCGCCGGTACACGGACGATCTACACCTACGAGTTGCCGAGTCACGTTGCAAAAAGCCGAACGGTCCGCGCCGCGCTGCCGTTCGAGAACGCAGAGGACGGCCGTATCTGGTCGATGATCTTTGGAGGAAAGTAACATGAGCATCAAGCTGGATCGCGGTGGCATCTTCATGGCCCGCGCTATTTCATGGCAAGTGCGGACCTTCGACTCGATGGCTGCCGCCATCAATATCGAGTTCCAAATTCTCGGCCAACTAAACGATGTCGGCGGTTGGGATGACTGGCGTGAGTACGAAGAACACACCGTATACGGCATGTTCTTTTTTGCCAAGAAGGACGGCTCGATCAATGAAACTACCGTAGCGCAACTGGCCAAATCGCTAGGCTGGCGTGGCGATTTGTTTGAGGTCCAAGACGGGCCACCGCCGAGGACGCCTGTGCAGATCACGGTCGGCAGTGAAGAGTACAAGGGCCAGCAATATTACAAGGTAATGTGGATCAACCCCAAGGACTACACGCCACAGCCGCAGTCGGCAACGCCGGAGAAAGTATCCACGCTTAACGCTCAGTTCGGATCGCTGCTTCGGGCTGCTGCGGCTGCAGCCGTCGCAAAACAGGGTGAGCCGATGCCACAAAATCAAGCAACTCCGTCGCTCGACAACGACACAGACGAATCTGATCTACCGTTCTGATGTAAGTCGTGGCCGCCGGATTTCTGCCCGGCGGCCAGCAGAAAGGGGAACGATCATGAATGCTAGGGAGATGCGGGAGGGATTTTTCTACAACGAAAAGGGCGACAAGTATTACGTTGATAAGGTCGATGCGCGGCCCGGATACCGAGAAATATATTACACCCGGTGCGGCGCGAACGGCACCAAGTACTGGCGCAGACGCATGTCGATAGCCATGGCCAAGTCTATTTTCACGCCGGCCGAAGAATACGGCAGGCGGCCGACGCCAGAGCCTATCACCGTCGGGACGAAAATGGCGACAATGATTATTCTTGGCTGCGCATCAGCAGCTTTGGTCATGGCATTCGTGATTTTCGTGCTCCCAAAATTGGAGTGGTGATAATGAGGCGCGCACACAGGGTAGACGACAATCAGGCGGCGATCGTAAGCGCCTACAGACTAGCAGGATACAGCGTCCAGTCGTTAGCTCAGGTTGGCGGCGGGGTGCCGGATCTACTGGTAGGTATCTGCGGCATCAACCTACTAGTCGAGGTCAAGGACGGTGCCAAGTCTAAGAGCCGGCGCAAACTGACCAGCGATCAGGTAGAGTGGCACAAGAAATGGCGTGGTGCGGTCCTGGTCGTAGAGTCTCCAGAAGACGCTATCAAGCAGGCGGCGGAGTATGTTAGATTGGCCCTTAGCCGGCAGACGTTAGTTGTCGCCATACAGCGGATAGCTAACATCACTGCCGAATGCGGCCGTCTATTACACGATGAGGCCGCCCAGCGGCGGGAAGGAGAGTGACATGAAAAAAGCACTGACGATGACCAATAGCCCACTTTACCACCAGGACGGGGTACGCAAAGACGGCCCGCACACCGGCCTGCTGGGCGACTGCACCGACTTGTGGGGCGACTGCACCGGCCTGCTGGGCGACTGCACCGACTTGTGGGGCGACTGCACCGGCCTGTGGGGCGACTGCACCGGCCTGTGGGGCAACTGCACCGGCCTGCGAGGCTACTGCACCGACTTGTGGGGCGACTGCTCCGGCCTGCGGGGCGACTGCACCGGCCTGCGGGGCGACTGCACCGGCCTGTGGGGCAACTGCACCGGCCTGCGAGGCTACTGCACCGACTTGTGGGGCG